GGGGAGAATCCTTTCACGGCCGACGCTGAGCACCTGCACACGTTCGCCCAGCTTGTCCGACTCGCTGAGGTTGACTTATGAGCAAGCTACCAGACTGGATGACCCCCACGCCTACGCGCGCCCCACGCGCGAGACCCCGGCCCACGCGGGTAACACCTGCGCCCACGCCTACGCGCGAGCTAGACCTGCCCAACATCTTCCAACTGCGTGTAATGACGATACGCAAGCGACTGGACCTCAGCGCTGCCGCCATGGCGCGTTACCTGGGCGTGCCGGTGTACACCTACAGGAAGTGGGAAGACGGTACGCGCGACCCCAGCGCGTCGGTGGTACGCCTGCTCGAGGTGCTGCGCATGATCGACGACCACGCGCCCAAGCTACACAATCAACTGATTCAAGAGGCTAAAAAATGACTGATGAACTTAAAACAATGTTTAGGGCTGCCGAGTTACAACGTCGCCAAGAGCGCCGCAAGATTATGAGCAATGCCGTTGCATTGGACAATGAGCCGCTCACGCGCGAGGAACGCGAGCAGGACGCGGCCATCAAAAAAGAGTTGCAACGCATGAGCCTGCAATTTGAAAAAGAGGTCACGCCTGGCTACTGGACGCGCCTGTGGGCTGCACTGAGGGGCAAATGATGAACGAGATACTTTTGCAAATATTCGGCGGACTCATCGGAATCCTGCTCGGTGTGATTATTGTTCTTCGGAGAGACCGATGATCGACTTTGACGACGACCCTGAGGCCGAGGACCTACGCGCGCAAGATCGCTTTGAGGCCCGACGCGCGCTCGCTTTGAGATATAACCCCGACTGCCGGGACCCCGACCACCCTGGATGTGAACACTGTGAAGGAGAAGATGATGAATGAGAACGAGAGACTGATGGACTTGGCCTTGGCTGAGTGTGAAGCCGAGAATCGCCTGCTACGCGCGCGCAACGAGCGCCTGGAGAAGGTGGCCGACGCCGCACGCGCCATGATTAGCGCGCTCACGAGCATAGGCGACTATGAGCAGTGGGACAAGGCGCTCACGCGCCTAGAGAAGACATTGGAGGGCGCGTAATGAACAAGGACCAATGGCCAGAGAATGGGTGGCCGTTCCCGCCCTACCCGTTGAGGAGTGAAGCATTGATTCAGCGGCTGCGTGAAGAAGCAACTCACGATTTACATTACGAAACAGTTACGCTACTTTTAGAAGCTGCCGAAGCCTTGGCACAGCCAGCACCTGTGCAAACGGATTGCGTTTGCATTTGCCCGAGCCATTTTGTAGGTACAAAAGAATATGGGCCTGAAGAACTTAAATGGTTTCGTTTTGGTGAAGCCGCCCACGGAATTAAGGAGTAAGACATGACTAAATTAGACGAAATGTGGGCAGCACTGACTGCTTATCAACCTCAAGCCGATGCAGCCGGGCATGGCGAGACTTGGGCGCAAATGTGCAGCGAGAAAACGCATGCTGCTGCGAAGGCGGCTAATGTTGCTGTTGCTGCTGATTATGCTGCTTATGCTGCTTATGCTGCTTCTCGTGCTGCTTATGCTGCTTCTCGTGCTGCTTATGCTGCTGAGGCTGCTACGTGGGTACAAAAAGCAATTAACGGGATTAAAAAAATAACTATTCCCGCACAGCCAGCCTACACAAAAGAAGACATTGACCGTGCATTTAGTGCAGGTATTGCGGAAGGTAAAAAATGGTGATTGAAGCACGGCCACAGCGCACATGGGTAGGGCTGACGGCAGATGAATATGCGGAACTAGCCCAAGAATATGGGCCGTTTCCAATTAACCAAATAGAAGCCAAACTCAAGGAGCTAAATTCTTTACCAAGTAGGTAAAGAAAAAGGGACCCTATGGTCCCTTTTTTCATTCTGCCCCGGGTACGCGCTTACGCGCGTGAGGGGCGGCCTTGTAAATCTCGTCCAGTTGCCGCTGCTTGGCCTCCAGCACTGCCTTGCGGTGACCCTTGAACAACTCCATCAACTGAGGATTGATCCCCCACTGCGCGATGTGCTGGTGCTCTTTCGTCCCATCGTCCATACGCGCGACCCAAGTGCTTTGCTCCAGTAGCGTCATGGCATTGATGACCATCTGATCGGCCTGCCACGGGCTCACGTGCTCCACCTGACGCCTGGCTGAGCGCTTGATCTCGGACATGGTCAGCGTAGCCTTGTCGGCATGCTGGATCACGTAGTCCGCGACCCACGCGTCAAACGAGTTAACGCCGCCCACCTCGCCCAGTGAATACCTGAAGGCGGGGATCACGTACTCTTTGACGATACGGATCACGCGTTCCACGACATCGGGCTGCACCAGCAGATCGAACGGCCGCTCCATGAGGTGCATCACCAGGATCAGGCGCCCGGTCGTGCCCTCGAGCTTACCGAACGCGGTCATGAACGCCTCGGGGCTGCTCAGGGTGCGCTCATCTCGCTTGGCTGCCTCGTACCAGCGTTGGAACTCGCGAAACACGGCGTGAGCCTCAGTTGAGAGTTTGTAGGTCTGCGCTGGCAGCGCGTACACCAAGCGCAGCATCTGCTCCCACTGCGCCTTGTTGGTCATGAACTCGGGGATCGGCTCACCCAGGCGCGTTTTGTCGCCGCGCAGGATTGCAGGGATGAACCGCTGGAGCAGGCCATCGGCCGTGAGCGAGCTTAGGTTGTCTTTGTACACCCGGGGCTGGATATTGCCGTAGATGCTGATGGCCAGGTTCTCGCAATGGATCGAGCCACTGCCCACCCGGTCCATGTCATAGGTCTCCGACTCGTAGGACACCACCCAAGTCGACCGGTCCTCGCCGCTGGTCTTGTCGGTGAGCTTCTTGACCCAAGAGTTCATCTCATCGAGGTAACACAGCAGGCCCCGTGGCCGCTCAGAAGCATGGCGCACGAGCTTTTGTGATGTGATGTCCGAGACCGTGATTTTCAGGGGCGCAGGCTTCTCGGGCAGATCGTGCACCACCGGCGCGCTGGAGGGGTCCATCATCCCTTCAGACGAGGACATGTGAGCCAGGTAAGCCTTGTGCGCAGCTTCGTGGGCTGCCTCCTTACCCTCCCACACCAACAGGTCTTTCTTGTATCTTGGCAGATCTTCTGTTTCAATCGTCTTTAGCACCGACAGCATGGGTCTGGAGCCTGGACTCTTTTTGTCCGCTGGATCGCCTATCGTCATGAGCCACAGCACCGGCGGCACTTGAAAGCCCGGCATCAACTCGAGGCGGATGCGTGCATCGACGACACCACACACCGCCGAGAGCCCTGCGAAGAGGGGCACAAGTGGGTCGCAGCCCACAGACTCGGACATCTGCATGGCACGGGTGGCAAGCACTGAGGGCCACAGGGACAGGTCGATCTCAGGTGCTGGTGGTTTAAGCCCGGCCATCACGTCCACCGGCGGGATGGGGGCTGACTCAATCGATTTGAACAGGTCCGAGATGTCTGGCATTGCTCTGCTCCAACCGTGCTGTTTGGCCAAGTGGAACAGTGTCCCCAACTTGACAGCGTTGACTTTGTCGTTCTTAAAACTCGACCACTGCGTGACGATCTCACGCTCACCGAGGTACTTCAGGGCAGGCTTGGACCAGTCATGCCAGATTGACAGAGCCTGGTCGACCTCGTTGGTCTGTTCACCGGCCCACTTCAGAGCCATGCCCACCTGCACCCACTCTTCCCGTGAGCAGTCGGGGTCAATGTGCTCTAGGGCTGATCGGATCTCTTCCCATGATGCGTTGAGCGCGTCACCTGTTGAAAGGTTTCGGTCTTTTTCTTTCTCCAGAAAGCCCTGCCACAGATCGAGCAGCATCTGGGGGATCGTGGGCAGCCGCTCCCAGTGGCCACGGCCAGCCCAGCGGTAGGGTTGCCGGGTATCGGGGTGAATCGATGGGGGCAGCACATCCTGCACCGTGAGGCCATTGGCCGTGGCGCAGCGCAGCTCGTACACCGTGACGCCGTCGATGATGATCTTTTTGGATGGCAGCGCTAGGCCGAAGGGCATCTTGTACAGCAACTTACCGTGACCCTGGCGGCCAGAGTCGATGATCACCGCGTCAGGGGCGTCGTACAAAGCCTTGAGATCGATGCCCTGGGCAACCGTGATGTCCCAGTTGTCAATGTCAAAGGCCATCGTGCCGCTGTAAGCATGGGCCAGGCCGATACCGAAGCCCTGCGGCAACTCGATTTGCGACTTGATCGCTGACTCTTTTTTGTTCCAGCCCGGGGTGCGTGGGCCCTTGGTCCCCGAGGGGATGGGCACAAGACTCCAGCCATGCCGGATATAGGCATCGACTGATGCCGGGTGCTGTTGCACCGATGGGATTGCGCTCATATAATAACTCTCGCTGGTAATGCAGTTGCTGGCTTGTTCACTGGTTAAATCCTCTTTAAGCCCCGTCTAATCCACGGGGCTTTTTCTTGCCTGAAAAATATTTTTCAAACTGTTGCACAATCGTACCACAGGTGTGCTACACTTTGTTCAACGGATCAGGAAATAAATTTCATGGCAACCAAACCTAAATCAAAGTTTCTGCATTTCAGGGTTCTCCCTGAGACGCACAAGAAGTTCCACGTCAAGGCAAAGAAGTTCGGGCAACCGTCTGATGTCTTGCGTGAACTAGTGGAGGCGTTCAATGACGACCGCCTCACAATTCAACCACCTGTAACACGTAAAGAAAGTCTCTATCATGTCAATTGAAGCCAAAATCGAGGCGCTCACCGCCGCTATCGTCACCCTCACAGCCAAGCTGGAGTCGAGCAATGTAGCACCTGCTGCACCCGTTGCGCCAGCACCTGCCCCTGTGGTACAAGCTGCCCCGGTTACCGTCACTGTCGTGGACCCTGTACCCGCAGCACCAGTCCCAGTGGTTACCGCACCCGGCGCCGTCACACTTGCAATGCCTGCACCACCCTCATTCATCGGGGTAGTTGCACCAGCCCCAGCACCCGCCGGCGCACCGTTTACTGACGCCAAGGGACTCATGGACTACGTCCTGGCGTCCTACAAGTCCATGGGCCAAGAAAAGGGCGCCATGATCCAAGGCGTGCTGACCACCCTGGGCTACCAGAACATCAACGAGATCAAGCCTGAGCACTACTCGGCTTTGTACGCTGGTGTGGAAGCGCTGAAATGAGCACTCATGCCATGTTGTCGCCATCCAAGGCGGTGCGCTGGCTCTCCTGCCCCGGCTCGATCCGGGAGGAGGCCAAGTACCCCGAGGAGGAGAGTGGACCGGCCGCAGTAGACGGAACCCACTCGCACTATCTGCTCGAGTGCTGCATCCTGGGTGGCCTCGAGGACCCCAATGTCGCTTTAGGGAAAACCCTGAAGGATCACGAGGGCGCGTTCACTGTTGACGACCTGCGCGCATCCCGTGTGCGCATGGCCATCGATTACATCAAGCAGCGCGGCAAAGAGATGGGTGATGACTGCGAGGTCATCTCTGAGCAGCGCGTAGACCCTGAGCACTTCCTGGGCCGTAACGACATGAGCGGCACGGCCGACGTGCAGCTTCACGCCCTGACATCTCGGGTGCTGGAGGTGATTGACTACAAGGACGGCATGAACTATGTCGCCGTGGAGAACAACCCCCAGCTCGAGCTGTACGGTCTGGGCGCTCTGGCTGCGTTCAAGCTGCCGGTCAATGTGGCATACCCGTTTGACACGGTGCGCTTGACCGTGATCCAGCCTAAGCTGGCCCTGAAGGGCATGAAGCCGATCAACTCGGTGGAGATGTCTGTCAAGGACCTGTTGGCCAAGATCCCCAAGTACGTCCTGGGCGCCGCTGCCACCGACATGCCCGATGCTGCACTCGTGCCTGGTGAAGATCAGTGCAAGTACTGCCGCGCCAAGGGTAGCTGCACTGCGCTGGCCGGCAACGTCATGAACGCCATGGAGCTGTTCTCGCCGGTCGAGGTGCTGGACATTGCGCAGCAGGCTGCCGACAAAGACCCGGCCAAGATGGACGAGCGTCAGATCTGCCAGATCATGGAGGCTGCACCCCTGATGCGCCAGCTCCTTGAGGCCGTCGAGAAGGAAGCCATGAAGCGATTCAAGGCCGGCATCTCGATCCCAGGCTTGAAGCTGGTCCATGGTCGCGGTAGCCGCAACTGGTCCATGAGTGATGACGACATCGCCGAGAAGCTCATGAAGATGGGGATGCCCAAGGCTGAAGTCTACGAGGTCAAGCTGATCAGTCCTGCCAAGGCTGAGAAGGTCGTCTGGCGAACCAAGCGCAGCGGCGTGGAGACCAACAAACAACTCTCGGAGCGTCAGATCAAAACAATGAACACCGAGTACATCACGAGGGTGGCTGGCAAGCTCACCGTCGTTCCCGAGTCAGACGAGCGCCCTGCGGTCGTCATGAACGCTGCACCACTGTTTGGTGCAGTTGAAGAAGTCCCGGCCCTGCCGGATTGGTTAAAGTAAATTGGAGTTATCAAATGTCAGAAATTATCTTGTTATCGGATGTCCGCCTGTCCTTCCCTCACATCGCTGAGCCTCAGAAGAACGTGAACGAGCAGACTGGCGCCACTCGCGTCAGTTACAACTGCGAGTTCATCATGCCCAAGGACCACCCAGGCTTTGCAGCGTTCATGAAGCGTTACAGCGAGTTGGCTTTGCAAAAGTGGGCTGAGCACGCTCAGACTGTGATGACCATGATCTCGAAAGATCGCAAGACCCGCTGCTTCGGTGAAGGCGACGAGAAGGTCAATAAGAAAACTTTTAAGCCCTACGACGGCTATGCAGGCAACCTGTTCATCACTGCTGGACGTGACCAGCCGCCTCAGATCATCGAGGCCAACGGCACACCGATCGACCCGAACAACACCATGGCTTACCAGATGCTGACTCGCAAGATGTACGGCGGCTGCCGCGTCAATGCTGCTGTCAAGCCTTGGGTGCAGGCAAACTCCTACGGTAACGGCATCCGCTGTGATCTGGTGGCTCTCCAGTTCCTGCGGGACGACACAGCGTTTGGTGAAGGCGCCGCTGATGCGTCGAATATGTTTGGATCTGTGGCTGCTCCTGTGGCCATGCCAGGTCTGCCATCGTTCTTGGGTCAGTAAACGAATCGGGGGCTGTTAAACCAGCATTCGAGGATGGTGACCCGCAGGATTTTCTGGTTTTCTTCTGCGGTTTGTCGAAACCCAAATCGAGGCCTCCACCTTACCGAGTAACAGTTATGAGTAATGATTATGTCTACGATATTGAGGTCTATCCCAACGTGTTCACGCTGGCGGTGGAACACGCAAGCGCACCTTTGCGCTGGCTGTTCGAGATCAGTGACTTACGCAATGACAGTCGCGAGATCGTTGCGTTCTTCCAGTACCTCAAGGAGACCAATGCACGCATGGTCGGCTTTAACAACTTGGGGTTCGATTATCCGGTGATCCACACCCTCATGCGCATGGGCAAGAGCGATGCGCGTACCCTGTACGACAAAGCGCAGGCGATCTTTAACTCGCAGGATGAAGACGGCAGCAAGTGGGCTCATCTGGTGAGCCCCAGTGATCGCTACGTCGCCCAGATCGATCTGTTCAAGATTCATCACTTTGACAACAAGGCCCGGGCCACCAGCCTCAAAGCCCTCGAGTTCAACATGCGCTCAGACAGCATCAAAGACCTGCCCTACAAGCCTGGCACGGTCTTGACGCCTGAACAGATCGAAGTGCTCAAGAAGTACAACCACCACGATGTCGCGCAGACGAAGAAATTTATGCACGTCACGTCGGACATGATCAATTTTCGCGAAAAACTATGCACGTTGTACCCAGGGCGCGACTGGATCAACTACAACGACACCAAGATCGGCAAAGAGTTCTTCACCATGAAGCTCGAGGAGGCTGGTGTCTCTTGCTACGAGTTCGGCCCCAGTGGCCGCACACCACGGCAGACCAAGCGCCCGACCATCGCGCTCAAAGACGCCATCCTGCCATGGATCGCGTTTCAGTCACCTGAGTTCACCCGGGTGCTCAACTGGCTCAAGGATCAAGTTATCACGGAGACCAAGGGCGTCTTCACCGATTTGACTGCGAGAATCGACGGTTTTGAATTTGTATTTGGATTAGGCGGTATTCATGGGTCAGTTGAGAGTGAAGTCATCGAGTCGGACGATGTGTCCGTTATCGTGGACCTCGATGTCAGTTCATATTATCCAAACCTGGCAATCGCGAATGGGTTCTACCCTGCCCACCTTGGCCAGACATTCGTCACCATCTACAAAACCCTGTACGAGCAGCGCAAGTCATACGCAAAGAACAGCGCAGAAAACGCCATGCTGAAGCTGGCGCTCAACGGCGTCTACGGCGATTCGAACAACCAGTTCTCTGTCTTCTACGACCCGTTGTTCACCATGAGCATCACGCTCAACGGCCAGTTGCTGCTGTGCTGGCTGGCCGAGGAGATCACACGCTGGACCGAGGCTAAGTTGATCCAGGTGAACACCGACGGCATGACTGTGCGCATCCCCAGGAGCCAGTTGCCTGAGCTTGAAAAGACTCGCAAAGTCTGGGAAGTGGCCACCGGCCTGCAACTGGAAGAATCGATTTACAAGTCGATGATGATCCGAGATGTAAACAACTATATCGCCGTATACACGGATGGCCGTATAAAACGCAAAGGCGCCTATGAGTACAACATGGGCTGGCATCAGAACGCCGGTGCACTGGTGGTCGCCAAAGTGACAGAGAAGGTGCTGGTTGAGGATGCCCCGATCCGCGAGACCGTGGAGCAGTGGCCGCACATCATGGACTTCATGCTGCGCACCAAGGTCCCGCGCTCAAGCTATCTCCAGTGGGGCGAGGAGCAGGCACAGAACATCTCGCGCTACTACATCGCCAAGGATGGTAAGCCCTTGATGAAGTGGATGCCGCCTCTGGCTAAGAAGCCCGGCGTGTGGCGCCAGATCGGCGTCGAAAGTGGCTGGAAGGTGCAGGTCTGCAACGACATCGAAGATGCCACGCTGCCTGTGGACTACGACTACTACGTGAGGGAGGTGGAGAAACTCTGCCTCGGACTGGCATGACAGACAAGCCCTACTTTGAGACATGGAGCCACGAAAACCTGGCCAGATTTGCCAAAGAGCAGTACGAGCAAAACATCGCACTGAACGAAGCACTTGAGCAACTGCGTCTTGATCTAAAGGACGCCATCCAACTACTGAGAGAAGCAAATGCTGGAAAAACAAATTGAACATACTGTGTGCGAATACGCACGCGCCCGTGATGTGCTGGCTTACAAGTTCACGTCACCCAATCGCATGGCCGTGCCGGACCGCCTGTTCATCCTGCCCTCTGGCAAGATGTTCTTTTGCGAGTTCAAGCGCACCGGCGCCAAGCCGACCGAGTCGCAGGAGCGCGAGCACCTGAGACTGCGCCAGCACAAGGTGGATGTGTTTGTGGTTGACAACGTCGAAGCCGGCAAGATGATGATCAATCTGATGCTTGACATGATGAACATGGCATCATGCTGACCCCTAATTTACTCCACGATTACCAGAAGAAGGCGGTCAACTTCCAGTGCAGCAGCCCTAACTCGATGCTGTGGCTGGACATGGGACTGGGCAAGACCGTGGTCACGCTGACCTCGATCGCCCACCTCGTCAAGACTCAGTTCCTGAAGGGTGTCCTGATCGTCGCACCGATCCGCGTCATCCGACTGGTCTGGCGCCAGGAGGCTGCTAAGTGGGAACACACCAAGCACCTCCAGTTCAGCATGGTCATGGGGACCAAGGATCAGCGCACCCGCGCCCTCTTGCGCCCCGCTGACATCTACATGACGAACTACGAAAACCTGCGCTGGATGTCGGAGACGCTGCACACCTACTTCGTCAGCAAAGGCAAAGATCTGCCATTCACCGGCATCGTGTGGGACGAGATCAGCAAGATGAAGAACAGCGCCACCGACCGGGTCAAGGCTGTCAAGAAGATCCTGGACAAGTTCGTCTGGACCACTGGCCTCACTGGCACACCGGCATCCAACGGCTACAAGGACCTGCATGGCCAATTCCTTGTGGTGGACAGGGGTCTGCGCCTGGGCACATCGAAGACGGCGTTCCGCACCCGGTTCTACCGCAAGGTGGGTCCGTACAAAGAGGTGGCCTACGAAGACACCGAGACAACGATCAAGAGTCTCATTGGCGACATCACGTTGGAGATGAGCGCGGCCGACTACAACCCGCTGCCTGATCTGATCGTGAACAACATCGAGATCGAGATGCCCGATGCGCTCAGAGGCAAGTACGACAAGATGGAGAAAGAGTTCTTCATGCGCCTGGACAGCGGCACAGAGGTGGAGATGTTTAACCAGGCATCCCTTACCAACAAGTGCCTCCAGTTCAGCAACGGCGCCATGTACCCAGTGGCCGGGATGCCTCTGTGGGAGGCGATCCACGACTTCAAGCTCGAGGCGCTCGAGGACATCATCGATGAGGCCAACGGCTCACCTGTGCTGTGCTCCTATGCTTACCGATCAGACGCTGAGCGCATCATGACCAAGTTCAAGTCGATCCGTCCGATCAACCTGACCGAGTGCAAGAGCGAGAAAGACTTGGTCAACGCCATGGCTCGCTGGAAGAGTGGCGATTGCCGCTTGATGATCGGTCACCCTGCCTCCATGGGCCACGGGATCGACGGCTTGCAAGACGCTGGCCACATCTTGGTGTGGTTCGGCCTCAACTGGAGCCTTGACCTGTATGAGCAGTTCAACGCCCGTGTCCGGCGTCAAGGTCAAGGGGCACCCGTCATGTGCCACCGCATCTTGATGCGTGACACTTTGGATCAAGCGCAGGCACTGGCGCTCGACGACAAGGCTCAGACCCAGAATGGTCTGCGCAATGCCATTAAACAGTACCGTCAGTCAAAAGGAGTTTGAAATGTTTTTCCAGTCAATGAATTTTCTAAAGTCTTTCTTTGCGCCACCCAGCGCCGAGATGCTGGCCCTGATCGAGTTAGAGGAGGCCAAGCGCCGCCTGCTTGAAGCGTTCTCGTACCGCGAGGAGGCCGAGTGCCGCGTGCGCTGCTACACCGAGCGCATCGATCGGTTGACCGATTACTTGCACGCATCGACGGAGGCAAAGAAGTGAAATGCCCTGTCTGCGGAACCTGGACGATGGTCAAAGAGACTCGCACCAGCACCGGTAACACTCGCCGTCGGCGTCTTGAGTGCGCCAACGCACACAGGTTCACCACAATCGAAACTATAGTCACACCCAAGGAGAAAAAAGATGGGAAGAATCGGACGTAAACACTACGATAGGGCTCCGTTGCCACAATCCATGTGGCGTGAGCACTTGAAGGACTTAGCCAAGTGGCTGCTGATCAGTTTAGCCGGCGTGTTCTGGTTGGTCATGATCGTGCTGTTCGCAGCCAAGGGGCAGTAATGGCCAGACCTAAAGGCGACGAGAAAGTCTTGCTGCACGTTTCACTGCCTGTGGATGTCAAGCGCAAACTGGACAACATACTGTTCAGCCCCCTTGAGGGGCGCGTGCCTGTTGGCGCGTATGCCAAGTTCATCGGAGAGCGAGTCGCTGAGTACACGACCTGGGACTCGATGCCGCTTGAGCAGTATGGATTTGAAAAGACTGATTACGTTTCAGGACCAGAGAACACGATCTTGAAACTCGCACACATGTTTAACAAAGCCTTGGAGAAAAACCCATGAACTTCGCATCTTGCCACCACTGTCGCTACCGCCACGAGGATGAGTGCCGACGCTACCCGCCCCATGTGAGCGTGGTCATGATTCCCACGCAGACCGCGCTGTCAGGGATGCAGCTTCAACCTTCACCGGTTGCCGCGTTTCCCAACATCGCAGACGACAGCTTCTGTGGTGAGTTTGCCGTCAATCTCTCGATTGGGACGACTTAAGAGAACAGCCTGGTGCCAGTCTTGTCGATGATGAGAGCCTGGCGCCGCGGCTTGCCATCAGGATCGTTGGGCACACTGATGTGGGTCCAGCTATCAAACTCACGAATGATCTGATCGAACTGGAGATCAGATGCGATGATGGCACGCACCACCTCATTCGGGGTCATCCCAGGGATGCGCAGGTCTGCGGCACAACCAACCCGGTGCTGACTGGTGTCCTTGGAGCCCACGGCGTCATTGACTTGTTTAGACCTGAACGCACTGTTGACCATGACAGGCTTGCCGCCCAGGAACGCTTTGACATCTTCCAAAAACGTAGCCAAGCGCACGAGGTTGGCCAATTCAGCATCGTTGGGTGTGTTGTCGAACTCACGGTGATCTGTGTGAGTCAACTCTTCATACGAGAAGTGTTCTGAGAGCTGTGTCATTTTGTTGGCGTCGATTGGTGAAGTAAGTCGTCTTTGGCCTGAGAGCCTGCTGACGAGCCAAAGTAAAACGCGATGATCCCAGTCCAGGCTGTACCCAAGGAGCCCAGCATCAGCATCAAGGCATCCGAGGTTTTGAATGTCTCGGTCATCATGCCAATCAAGATGCCGAAGAAGCCGATGGTGACCGCGATGGCCAAGATCGCAGGGATGTACGACCGAGTCTGAGCCTGCATCTCACGGGCTGACTTGCGATCCGCGACAACCAGTTGAGCAAAGTCGAGGTTGAGCTCTTGTGCCTTGGCTTTGATCTGCACCTCGGCCAGTTGCACGCTGGCGATCTGATCAGCGGTCAGTTTGCCCGCCTCGATGGTGCTCTTGGCTTCGTCAGGTGAGACGCCAAGCTCATGAGCGATGAGGCCGTAAGCCATGGTTCCGAAGGGGCCTCCCACCGCCGTAGCGATGGTGGGTGCGATCATTTTTAGCCACTCCATATATCAACCTTTCAGTTTGTAAACTATAAACTCGAATGTGCCCCATCCGATCAGCCCGGCGCTTATGCAACTGGCAAGACCGATGAACAAAATCTCCATTGTCTCTGCTAGATTCTCACGCCGGTGCTTGGCTGCTTCTTCCGCTTCACGTTCTTCCCTTTTGCGGGTAGCCACGATCAAATTGTATTCGGCTTGTATGGATTCCCAGACATCGCCTTGGCCCGAGTAAATCAGTTGCTCCTTGAGCTTTTTGCGTGCATCCCTCAGTTGCTTGGCGTTCATCACAGACTCAAGAGCTTGAGCCATCTCTGAATTGTTCGCCTTGGCTTTGTCTTGATTTGCACCCCGTTCGACCTTGTCGTGCATCTCAAAGAACTTGATGAGGTCGCCACTGCACTCGTGCAGGTCTTTCCCCATCTGGATGGCTTCTTGAACCCCTGCAATCGTGCTCTTGGCGATGGCAAACGCAGCACTGATGCTGATGGGGTCCAGCATTACAGTATCGTCACTTTGGCGGTTACCGGAACAGCCTCGCTGAATGTGATTGTGGTGTCATTGGTGCGGGTGTAGCTTTGTCCGTAGATCTGGAACACACCGTTGATGTACACCGTGCCGACAGCAGTTGAAGGAACCGTAAAGATCGTCTGGCCAGCAGTGGCCGTGATGGTCGTGGGCGATGTGATTCCGCTGACCGCCTGGCCAACAGCGTTCAACCACGCAGCGGACACCGGGGGTCCGACGAGGTCGACATAGGTGACTGCGAGTGGATTGCTCATGGTGTGGTTCCTTCAGGAATTTGGGCCTGTTGTGCAGCCTGATAAGCATCAATTACTTCAGGCGTGTGTACCAAAGCGCAAACAGATTGTACTTTGGCTTCTTCTGCGCTGTAGTCATCTCCAGGCTTAAAGTAGTTGCCTTTGACCTGTTCAGCAAATGGTTGACCATCCTCAGTGACAGTCACCACATACCTCACAGCGACAGTGTGGTCGGCCAGTACTTCAATGCGGTCAACAATGGTTGTTTTTTCAAAACTCATGGTGTTCCTGATGTAGTAATGTACGAGAATGACCAGTTATATGTTTGGCCAGCAGCAACAGTAGAAGCGTTAATAATCATATAAAAACCTGTAATACCGCCGTTTCCAATAAAAGGAACTACGGTAGAAGAGGATTGAATAACTACCCCACCAATACGTTCACCATCTGCATCTAAGTCAGCAATTGGGTATGGTAACGAAATTAATACGTTTGAACCAACTGGAGATGAAACGCTTGCAACTGTAACACTGCCTTGAACATGAACCAATCTACCAGTTTTAGAATATCCACCTTTGTTGTGGGCAGAATCTAAAGTAATTGTTCCTGAAGTAGCAGGTGTCATTGTGACTGTGTAAACACTCACAAAGTTTGACTGCATCATGTATTGAGTAGCATGGTCAACACGGCTTAAAGGTACTGCATTAGTTGGATACAAAGCCGCATCCGCAAACACTTTTAATTGTGATGTAAACAAAGGAATTGAATCATTGGACGATGCGTTTCCAATAATCAAAACACGCTGAAAAACCAATGTTGAAACAGTATTATCAACCAAACCAATAAACGCAGGGTTGTAAGCGTTAGTGTCAAATTGGTTGTTGATAACTTGTAATTGATTAAATCCGTAGCCTGCAATTGGCACAATTTGATGCGAAGCAGAACCAGAAAAGTAATTGTTTTCAACGGTTACATCGGTAAATGTTCCCATAATGACATAGCCAGCATAGGTGTCACAATTGGCTTCAAAGTAACAATTACGAATTGTGATGCCCGTTACGTCAAACGAACTAGCGTCAAAGTTAAATCCATTACGTTTACTACTTTGAACAGATATGCCATCAAACCAAACACCGTTGCAATTATGGATACGAACGCTGTCATAGCAATACGACAACCCACCGCCATAAAAATTAACATCATTTACGCCAGCACCTGATGCAACGCCATCCATGTAAATGCCAGCATAGCCAGCAGATGTTGAACAATAACTAACGTAAGTGTTGTACGCTTTGCCTGTATAACTGCTGTACAAATAAATGCCGTGGTAATTGCAGTTTGTAACTTCCACGTTGTACATCAACCAAAGTGACGCATAGATTGACAATCCGGTAATGTTCAAATTTGCGCCATAAATGGTTAGGTCTGAAATGGATGTGCGATAAGTTGGATCGGCAGCCGTTCCCATTCGAATCAAAGTTGTGCCAGCGGTTGCTGCCACCAGCATAGTTGCCGATTTGCCCGCGCCAACTAAGTTCACCCAATTTGGAATAATAATTTGATCGGGGTTTAATTGATAACGGCCACGCGGAACAAAAACCGTTCCGGCTGGATTACCGTTTTGATCGACACCAGTTGAATTTGATTTTGCGGCGTTTAAGGCGGCAATAAATGCCGCCGTGTTGACGGCAGCCGTGGCACTTGACGACGCGCCATAATCGGCCACATTGACAAGCGCCCCTTCAATCATTGAAAACGAAACTTTGGTCAAAGACATTTTTGTTCCTTATGCGGTGATGTATGTAAACTGAACATAAAACGATGTTCCTGTTTGGACAGTTGATGCGTTCATGGCTATGTAAGTTGTAGCAAGACCGCCGTTAATCAAAAGACCCGGCGTAATATTTCCAGCCGTAGTAGAAAGAACACCAAATGCGCCGCCAGATCGACCAGCGTTAGGAGAAATTGTTGCTGGCGTAAATGGCAATGTTGTAATTAAAACGTATGTTCCAACAGGCAAAGATACAGAAGCAACATCAATTAAACCGTTGACAACTACAACACGACCCATTCTGGTATATGACAACGTGTTGTTAGAACTCAGGGTAATAGACCCCGATGTGTTTGGTGTCAAGGTGGCAACAAATGTGCCTTCCTCATACCAATTCAACAACTGGCTTGTTTTACCCGCTGCGGGGGTGTTGGCGGTGAAGTTGATGCCTTTGGCGGCTGTGGTAGGAATAATATTGCCGGATGCAATATTTAAATTCTTAGATGAATCAATATATGCAGAAACTACACCGGAAATATTCCACTGGTGATAATTGGCATCGTAAATCAAACTGGTATACGCAACAGTGCTTCGGTTAAAAGCAAGAATTTGTCCGTTGCCACCTGATGAAAATACTTCAACACCAACGCCAGAGCTAGGTGCAGTTCTGCTGGTAAACCAACCGCTTGTACCCCAAACAAGGCTTGTCCCTGCGCCAACAATGTTTGCAATCGTGGCTTTCACCGTAGCCCCCGATTGAACAATCGGCACAACTTCCGTACCCGCCAAAGGCGTAGTAGCAGACGTTAGCGCCGATATTTTGCTGTTGCTCATACTTGCACAATCCAGCCATAGCCAGGTTGATAGTAGCAGTTGTAGACCTTGTAATCACCAGTCACAACCACACCAGTTGCACCTGCAACCCCATTGACGTAGGTTGACGATTTGATGGTTGTGTTAAACCCAGACTTAACTCGAACAACAAGACGAACGCGCCATACATAAACTTGACCCGCGCCGCTTGATGTATCGGCGGGTACATCTGGCAAAGTAACAATTGCGTTTTGAGCGCCAGCAATATATTGAGTCGTATTGATAAGCGGTGAAATGTTTGTTACGTTGGTTTGATCTTGCGTAATTTCTGAAAGATCGTAACCAGACAATCTAATCCGAACACCAGTACCATACTGAGGTTGAAACACAATCTTGGCTAATGGTGCATCTGCATTTTCGTTAATGATGTCAAACCCATTAACGCCGCCAATTAAATAATCACCCGAAGGTTGTGTTTCGTTGTAGCAACCAATGTCTTCGCAAGAATTTGATTGCCCACTTACCGATCTGCGGTTAATGATGCGTCCAAATTCATTGTTTTCTGAAATGTTCCCTATGCAAAGCGTTCCGTACAAAGAGCGCTCATCAAGACCCGCAAGTTTGTTACTTTGCAAAGTGCAATTTATAACTTTAATTTTGCTATTGTTACCATTTACGTCAATGTTAATGCCAGAGCCTTGACGCAATGAATAAGCTACGTTAGTTTCTGCGGTGTCAAATGCAGGGTACACAGTAACAGTATTTGAGCCAATTGAAACAATTTCCCGCGCTCTTTGTGTGCTTCCAACTTTCAAAAAGTCAGTAGTTGCACGATACCCAAGAGTTGTAAGGTTAGCCGCTCCAGTAATTGTGACTACTGTACCACCCGCGCTGACAGAGGCTGTTCCTGTCGAATAAGTTGATCCATTACCAATTGACCAAATACCATCAAGAACTGTGCCGCTTGTACCGCCAGTTGTTGGCAAATACACGCCGTCAAGTTTAGCGTTCAGTGTTTTGGAATGGCTAAAATTTCCAATGTTAAAGTTATCCAAATACGCCGCATAGTTTATTTGATTGTTGGCATCAAGTTGAACATTAAACCCAACAACATCAGTACCAATTAAACGCATCACGCTATTGGCTGTAGATGTAGCGGTAGCTTTAATAATATTTTTTGAAATACCATCACCGTAAAATGATTTACCATTTGTGTTGATTTCAACACTGGTCATGTATGTGCCAAACGGAATATAAACTGAACCTGTCGTAGCAGCGGCAAAACAAGCATTTATGGCTGCACCATCATCCGTAGTTCCATCACCCACAGCACCAAAGTCTTTGACGCTAACAGTCTGACGCAATTTAGCTTGCACCGTGGTTGCCACAGCGCCAGTGCCAGCGGGTTGGTAGGTGACGTTTGCAGCACTTGTGCCGTTGTACACGGCACTGTTCACATCGTTTAGCCACGATGCTGGAATGATTGTGCCGCTTTGAAAATTGATTGAACTCATGGGTAGTATCCTACTGTTGCGCAGTCCGCAGAACCGAAGTCTGCCGTAGACCACGCGCCTTGTAAAGAGCAGAACGATGGGTAAGTACCCTGCGCTCCAGGAACATAGTAAAACGGCTTGTTGGGGATCATACAGCCTGGTATCGCAAGGCCAGGCATGGCCGAAACACCCTGCATCGTGCACACCAGCACGAACGCATCGCTGTCAGGCTGAGTCCAGGATGGCGTTTGAACGTCCTGCACACCTCGAACAAAGTCTTGAGGCTGTCGCTCTTCCCAGTGTTCTGGGCAGACGTAGTAGCCTTCCCAGTGGCGCATGAGCATACCGGCCTTGCGTTTGCGGCCACACTCGTAACAGACAGCGTTGTAACCACCTGATTCGTAGTAGTCGGCGCGGCCGCGTCCTGGGTTTGCCATCTCAGTACTTCCAGTCCGTCATGAGCCCAAACTCCTTGAGCATGGGGATCTGCTTCTTGCAGCGCTCACCCACGTCATCGCGCACGTTGATGCTCTCAGGGATGTCGATGCACTTGACCAGGTCATAAGCCTCCTCGCAGGCTTCGCTGACCGTCTCGCCAAGGCCACAGGCCACGGCGACATAGTCACCGGCTGTCACGAGGCATTCGATCTCTTTGACCTCACCGTCCATCATGTGCGGGGCCTTGCCCACCATGACTTCGCACAGGTGCAGATGCTCGTTGCCGTTCATGCCGTAGATCGGGTAGCCGCTGTGGTCTTTGCCGGTGGTCTTGGACTTGGGATAGTCGCCGATCGGGATCACGATGCCCGTGCACACGTCGTTGGAAACCTTGAGAGTGTCCTTGCCCTCGAGCAAGTCGCACATCCACTGCACCGGCGAGCCTTGGTGCAGCGACATCTGAATGTTGAACAGGGGCCAGCCTGGCCGAGTGGTCCACTCAAGTGGCCGGGGCTGCCCGTCTTCGTCGATGATGAAGGCCAGGTCCACGTAGCCGGTGTGGCCGATGTAGGCCAGGTAGTCCTCGAACTTGGACAAGGTGTCCTTGAACAGCTTGGACTTCTTGACGTACTTGACCACTGTGCCCTGCTCACCAGTGTTGCAGCCGTAGTTGCTGCTCATGAGCTTCTTGTGCTCGAAATTTTCAAGTATGTGCTGAGAAAAACCGTTGGGCCCCATCCAGCCGCCCACAGCGACCTCGATGCCGGGCACGAACTCTTGCAGGATAAAGTCGAGCTTGTTCTTGCCTTTGGCTTTCCAGCGCTCCAGCATGAACACCATGTCGGCCGCAGAAGACGCGACGTAAGACAGCGCCTTGTCCGCGTCGCCGCTGGGCTTGGACACGTACCGCTTGGGGTTGGCCTTGACAAAGTCGATGGCCTCGTTGTAAGTGTGAAACTCTCTGGACGGCATCACGTTGAGCCCGGCGCGCTTCATCACGTCCATGCCGTAGTCGCGGTCCAACTCGAGCTTGGCGCCCAGCATATTTGTGCCGAAGATCGGATACCCGTCTTCGTTGTACTTCTCAAGCTCGCGCATCTCGTAGGCGTTGTCCGAGAGCACGGTGATGTCGGCCCACTTCATGTGTGGCTGCCAGAAGTTCACGCGCTCGATCAGGCCACGGGCGATTTTGGAGGGTTCGCCGTTGTGCTTGCGAATCCACTGCTTGACCTCATGGCCTTCCAGGATGCAGCGCAGGCCAAAGTCAACCAGGGCGCCAGCGGGATCGATAAGTAAAATTTTCATTCTGATACCGCCATACCGCCCAGAGCCCCTGCCACACGGCCAGAGATCAGGACGCCCAGTTGATTGATCTGTTTTCTCGTCGGTGTCTTGCCCATCAGTTGCACAGCCTTTGCGACGTCTGCATCCAGCTTGGCGATTTGACTGGCATCCATGAGTTTGCCGTACTCGAGCATTGGCTTGAGTTTATCCCAGTTGTTGCCCAGATTGGCAGGGGATGAGCGCGACATGTACTGACGGATTGCGTCTGGCATGGCCTGGCGACCTGCGTCGTCCATGAGTGCGCCGATGGTCTGGATATTCTTCTTGCTGCCCGATGACAGCACCTTCTCCAGGGTCTCACCCTCGAACTTGCCAGCGTTAATCACGGTGGAGATGCGCTTCTCGTAGGCCGATGCTTGAGAGCGCACATTCTCAAGTGCTTTGGTCTTGGCCTCACCGATTGCCACATCCCGTGCGCGCAGCTTCTCGGGGGTCAGCTTAGCTTCGCCAGTTGCAACACCTTTGGCCGCGCCCTCGGCCTTGGCCGTGAAGTCTTTGAGGTTTGTGAGGAACTCTTGGCCGTGGGTCTCGATACCCGCTGCCTTCATCCACTCTTTGTTTTTGGGGTTGCTCAGCCACTGCTCCACCTTGGCAGGGTTACCGCCGAGGTTGTACAGCTCGTTGTTCACGTGCTGCTTGGCCAAGCGCTGCACAGTGGCCATATCGCCACCAAGCGCGTTCTTCAAGTCTTCCACGGACTGCGTAGACTTGAATAGGGTTTTCCCTACCCCTTGTGGATCGGTGGTCAGCTTGCCGCGAATCTTGTCGCTGGTAGCTGTCACGCCGGAGATTTGGCTCTCGACGAAGGATTCCAGCTTCTGGGAACCCTCACGATAGGCTTTCTTGGCCGCGCTGCCAGCAGGAGCCCAGTCGTACAGACCCTCAGTGATCTTCTTCTTGAGGTCGTTGGCCAGGGCAGCATTGATGGCCTCGTAGCCTTCGGCAGGGCGACCTTTGGCCGCCTCACCCAGCTTGCGCACGACGTTGTCGATGCCCTTGATGTCTAGTGGCTCCTTGACGATCTGGGTCTCAGGATAGGGCTCGGTGACCTTAATCTTGCGGACACCTTGCAAGTCATCGAGTACGGAGCGAACGGCTCGCTCTTCGTCGGCAGTCAGCGCGCGGACCTTACCCATTGCCTCGGTTGGAGTGAGCATCCCCTCGATCTCACCGATGACCTTTTTGCCCTGCTCGGACGACTGCCATGGACGGCCAGCGGCCTGCTCAGAGCGAGCGAAGTCAATGTAGTCTTTGAACAAGGTCTCGTATTCAGTGGACCGCTGAGTCTTCAGTGCGTCAAGGCGCTGATTCAGGATAGTCTGAGCCTCGCCACCCAACTCGCTTGGGCTGACAGGTGTCAGATTCGACACCTCAGCAGCAGCCTGGTTGGTGGCCTGCTGCTCCGCAGCCTTGGCCTTGGAGAGTTCACCGCGCATCGCGGCAACCCGGGCGCGCTGTTGCTCCAGGCCAGCTTGGTACTTGGCTTCAATGGCGGCCTTCTGAGCCTCGGCTTCAGTGCGTGCACCGGCTACCGCAGTACCGGCGCCACGTTTGGCAGCTTCACCGACAACAGTTTCTGCTGCACGGCCTTGAGGTGTGCCGGCCAGAATAGCTTGACGTGCTGCGTCTGTCAGCGACTCAGTCGGCTTGGCCGACAGGGCTTGCAGACCTGCGCGAACTCTGTACGGCAGCGCACTGAATAGCGCAGCGCCCACTCGTTCAGTTGCAGGGGTCACGGCCCTGGAGATGTTTTGAGTGACTGCTTGACCGCCGGGCATAGGCGCCATGCCGGCCAGCATCTGAGTGCCTGGGCCAAACCCGATGTCCTTGGCTGCCTGGCTTGCCAGACCACCGAAGAAACCCAATGGTAAAGCAGCAGCACCGCCGGCGACAGCGCCGGGCACACCGCCACCAAATATAGCGCCCAGACCAGCACCAACTGGAGCGGCCATCGCCGCGCTCTCTGTACCCGCTGCCAAGTAAGCAGGGACACCGGAGAACTCAGCAGGACGAGTCCGTCCGAACTGTTGCTCGAGCTCTTGCTGCTTGGCCACATCTGCCGCACCTCGTGGACGAATGCCACGAGGAGGCACAAATGCAGCCTTGGTCAAGTCTTGAGGAGGGGCAGCAGGGGCGGCGGGAGCAGCCTTTTGCGATGCCATCCATTCTTCGGGCGACATGCCGGCAGCGGCCGCGTCTTTATTTTGCGATGCCAACCATTCTTCAGGACTCATTATTTGACCCCCATTGCAGCTTTATAGGAGTTCCATTGTGCGTCTGTCATACCGGCAGGACGAGTGTAGCTTTTGCCACCTACATCCACGCTCTCAGCACCGCCACTCTTTTCCTGCATGTACTCTTTGATCGACTTGCCCTTGTTTTTCGCGGCAACGATGTCTTCAGGCTCAAACGGAATGGACTTGTCGAGCTTCTCGAACACGTCGCGAATAAGCTGTTTCTGCTCATCTGGGATGGCAGGATTGGCCATGACCACGTCGGTACGTTCACGGGCTTGGGCTTTGAGGTCGGCCAGCGTGAGCAGCTTGGTCGAGATGCTGTCGCTAGGCAGCCATCGCAGTTTGTCCTGGTAGGCGTTGATCTGGGTCTGGCCGGGTTTGTAGCCACCCGACTCAATGATTGCCAATGCTTGGCCGACGTTGGACGCCGCGATGCCGTACTGACGCTCTGCGTCGGTGGTCAACTTGCCTGCGATGGTGTTGAGAGGTGCATCAAAGAAACCGGTGCTGGCTTTCTTGGAACCAAACATACCACCGGAGACCGTGACCGGCATCGATGCAATGATGTTCATCGAGCGGCCCAGCTCTTTGGTCGCGCCAATGATCTGCTCACCGCGTGCACGCTCCATCGCAGCACCCTTGGTGGCTGGATGTTTGATACCCTCGTTCCACTCAGTGAACGACGGAATCTTGGTTTCAGGTGTGCCTGCCAGCTTCATCTTGCTGACAGATTCTTTGTAGTCGTCTTGCAATCGCTTATCGCGGTCAAGTGTCAACTGCTCGACCTTGCCGCGCATGCTGGATGCGTATGCTTGAGCGCGTTCTTGACCAATCTGCGCTTGAATGCGCTGATTCTCAAGAGAAATTTTGGACGTCTTAAGATAATCGTCAATGTACGGCTTGGCCTGCTCATACGGCATGCTGACGAGCTGTTGCTGCGCTGGGTTTAACGGAGCGCCACTTTGCAGCATCTGCATTTTGAATCGCTCAAACGATGGCTTGTCTTTGACAGCCAACGATAAAGTCTGAGTCATTTTCAGGCCAGCATCAGCGTTCTTGATCTGCTCGCCCTGAGTCTGGACTTGATCTTTGGCGGCCATGGCCAAGTGCTGCATGGCAGGCGCGAGGTCTTTCATGGCAGCATCACCTTCGCCAATCATGCCTGCGTCGTACAAACCTCTGGCATAGTTGGCGCGCTGACTGACCAAAGCGTCCATTATCGCCATCGGGGTCTGGGCGGCCGGAGCAGCACCTGGTGCGCCACCCATCGGAGCTGCTGGTGTAGCGCCCATTGCACCCATTGTTCCCGCAGCAGCCGCTGGAGCAGCACTACCGGCAGGTGCAGCAGGTGCAGCAGGTGCAGCAGCAGGGGCCGCGCCACCGCCACGAGTTTGTTCCCAAACTTGCTGAGCTTTGGCTTGACGGGCCAGAGCCTGCTGTTGAGCCAGTTGTTCGGCAGCCATCTGCTGCTTAAGCTGCTGCGTCTGCATCTGACGATACCCAGCAAGCTGCTGAGCCTCGGCAATCTGCGCTTCACCGAGCTGTTGGCCTTGAATCGCGCCAAAGATGTCGGCGTATCCTGGATTAGCCATAGTTGGTCCTTAGCCGAACAGGCTGTAAAGGTTGGATGCTGCCCCAGCGCCACCGCCACCGCCACCACCAAACAAGTTGTATGCGCCAGTGCCAGCGCCTACCAAGCCCATCATTGGAGAACCGACAGGCTGTGACCCGCCCTGAAGAGCAGCCAAGTTCGAGAGTTGTTGTTGATACTGCTGGCCGCCATAGCCAGCCAATGCGGCAGCCATCGAGCCAGATCCGCCAAAGCCCTCGGCACGGCCTTTACGCTGAACGGCGCGCAGACCGGCCTGATAACCTGGCAATGACTCGACTTGCGACGGGTTTGCCATGAGTTGCTGCATCTGTTGAGCGTAGTTCTGCTGTTGAGCCTGACGTTGCGATTGGGCTTGATACTGTTGCAAGCCGCCTGCAAGTTGGAGACCGCCAAGACCTTGTCTCAGCCATGACGGAATACCGCCGCCACCGGCGCCACCACCACCGCCGCCACCAGCACCTAAATTACCAAATTGACGACGCAGCATTTCTTGAATTGAACTGCCACCACCAGCACCAAAGCCGCCAGTCAGTCCAGCACCTGTGGCATCCATGCCTGCACCGCCTAGACCTGCACCGCCAGTACCAGCGCCAAACAAGTCGTAGCCGCCGCCAAACCCACTGGCAGTCAAACCAGCGCCAGCACCTTCCATGCCAGCACCGCTTAGGCCCGCACCCAGATCACCGAAACTGAGACCTTGTGCACCGCCCATGCCCGCAGCGCCGCCGCCAGCACCACCAAGCAGTTCACCGCCGAAGTAGCCGCCAGCGCCGCCCAAGGCAGCAGATTTCAGAACATCGCCGATGTTGCCGCCTTCGGCAGCTTTGCCCAGGCCTGCGCCTGCCGCAGCACCCCAAGGTCCACCAACCAGAAAACCAAGGCCACCGCCTATAAGACTACCAAGATCAAAACCCATAATATTCTCCTATCGTCGGCACTTTCCGACATTCTACCGAACCCATAGGATTCGGCAACCTTTACTCAAGCAGCAAAATGTTGTTTGGTACATATTGAGTCATGAGCCAATTTGTACCATCTGACACCAAAGTACATTGGTCGCCAGCACTTGCCAACAAAATAGATGTTCCTGCCGAACCGCCCACAATTGGGACGACGTTGCTGGACGCAGAAACCACGGTCTGAGCCTGGTAGTTCTGGAAATGCAGAACTCGTCCCGAATAACTCGAGGCAGTCGGCAATGTCGCAGTACAAGTCGATCCTGACTTGTTGTTGATCAGCCAGAGGTCAGTAGCAGCAACTGTAAAGTCAGCCGTCTTGGTGACAGGTGCAGAAACCGCTTGTTTGTTGTTGAACGTGTTCCAGTCCGTACTGCTTAGGTAACCGTTGGTGCTGGTTGTGGACTGCGAGATAACCAAGTGGCTGCCCGAAGTGCCCGAGCCAGACAACGGGGCATCAGCGGTAACGGCCGTTAGGTAGGACCCGGCAGGCTGTTTGTTGTTGAACGTGTTCCAGTCAGTCGAAGTAAGGTATCCGCTGACTGAAGTGGTTGCGGCAGCCATGCTGATGGCAGGCGTCGTGCCACCCGAAGACACCACCGGTGCTGTACCAGTCACCGAGGTGACCGTTCCAGATCCTTTATTGTTAAACGTGTTCCAGTCAGTCGATGTCAGATAGCCGTTAGTTGACGTGGTGGCTTGGGTAATGCTTAATGTTCCGGCAGAATAAGCCAGAGGCGCACTGATCGTGGCAGCAGCAAGAGCCGTACCGTTACCATACAACACACCAGTAATGCTAGTGGTCAACGTCAGCGAGGGGGTAGCGCCACCACTTGATGTGCCTGCAAACCCATTGCTTGATGCAACAGCAACTGATGTAACGTAAGTGCCAGCAGGCTGTTTACTATTAAATGTAGACCAGTCAGTCGAGGTGAGGTATCCGTTTGCGCTGGCACTGGCAGCCGCCATGCTGATTGCGGGAGTTGCACCACCGGAGGAAACAACGGGTGCTGTACCAGTAACTGATGTGACCGTTCCTTGAGGGTTAGCCGCAGTCGTGATACTGGTAACACGTCCGTAGGTGTCAATTGTTATGACTGGCACTAGCGTTGATGAGCCAGTTGTTCCAGGCGTGGCAACACCACTTGCAAGATCAATAGCTGGAGTTGTGCCTCCTGAAGACGTAATGCGTCCAGAAGTCCCAGTAACAGAGGTCACATATGTGCCTGCTGGTTGTTTGCCGTTGAACGTGTTCCAGTCAGTTGAAGTCAGATAACCGTTGACCGATGCACTGGCCGCCGCCATAGAAATGGCCGGTGTTGTGCCGCCGGATGAAACGACTGGAGCCGTTCCTGTCACTGATGTGACGTATGTGCCAGCAGGCTGCTTACCGTTAAACGTGGTCCAGTCGGCTGCGCTTAACGCGCCGCGATTGGTCGCTGAGGCTGTAGGCACGTTCAACGTGATGACTGGTGTTGTCGTGCCATTCGCGACACTCGAACTGAGGTCTGTGCCGGTTGTACCCAATGTGAGCGCGGCCACCGAGGTGACTGTGCCAGAACCTTTACCGTTGAACGTGTTCCAGTCAGTCGAGGTCAAATAGCCGCTGACCGATGTGGTAGCGGCAGGCATGGAGATGTTGGGCGCCGTGCCGCCCGATGACGCAACCGGGGCTGTGGCAGTTACAGCAGTTATTGTTCCACTTGCAGGTGTCGACCATGTGG